GATAACGCCATATGACAATCGCAACCGGGTGTTCTCGTTCATGTTTTGGGTGTTTCGAAGAACTTGGAGCTTATTGTAAAGCCGAGCCCGCAGCTTATGAGGCAGATAATGGAGGTTGAGTCCCAAGAATCCGTCTTGATACAATTCCAAAACGAAGATCATGGGGAAGCGATCATAGTAGGGGAGGGTCTTTCGGAATTTAGGATCGTAGACGAACATGAACATACGACCCGGCTGCTGAATGCTTGCGGGGGTTCGCAGCTTGGCATCTTCAGCTAGTATCAGTTGTTCACGCCCACGAAGGGGTCGGTCGCCAAACATTTGACGAACGGTTTGACGAAACCAATCTTGGGCTGCGGGTCCTCGTTCGGAGATCCCAGCACTGCTGCGTAGTGCCTGAATTTTATTGAAGATGTTTTCAGCCATGCTACTTCAAATGTCCTTCGGTCAAGACGACGAAATCCCAACCCTTACCCTTACACATTTCTCTGGCCGCTGCCCACTTCGCTGAGTTGATACCCCAATTTTTTACGTCGCTGATATAGCGTCGGGAAAGCCGACCGGTCTTGGTGAGCTTGTTCTTGGGATTGGGTGGGCCGCAATATTTCTTTGGCTTGACTTCAATGACGCTCTCCTGAAGCTGGCCATCGGCCTTGCGGACCAGAACCCAAAAGTCAGGGAAGTAGCGATGGTTCCTGCCATCTATAGGAGACTTGTAGGGAATGGTCAATTCTTCGCTAGCCCATTCGAGGACGGAGGGGCTGTTATCACAGTACCGCATGAAGCGAAGCTCCAGCGATGAGCGGTAGATGATGTCTGACGGATCCCCTTGATATTTCTTGGGATTGCGCGCTTTGAATTTACCTTTGTACGCCATATATACTATGTAGCTACTCATTAGGAGATACGATGGTATCAATAGGCGAAGCATTCGGCACAGTCATCAACCCCCGAAGCAATCAGATCAAGGGGGTCCGAGACAAACTACAAGCACTGGACATCCCCAACGATGGTGTGGACATGGGCGCGCTCACGTACCCTCGCGAGATCGACCTACAGAGTGGCCACTTCATCATGTTTCATATTGTGGAGCCAACTCCGGGTGCTGGTAAAGTCCAGAAGTCGAAAGTGGCCGAAGCTGCCGCATCGCAGGCGGCCATCCTCAAGCAATTCCTCTCAAGCATATTTCCGGTCGCCGCTGCGGCTGTCGGGGCCTTCAAAGAGGTACAGCAAAACAGCAGGCAATCCAAAACAAATCTGACTCCCATTAGTAACAGGAACGTTAGAACAATTGTGGCACGGGGGCAAAAGCGAATCGCTGCTACACAAAATTCGTTAGTTCGGGCTTCAGCTTCAAACACGGCATTGACGAGCATCACTCAAGCACCACTAACAACGAAAAGTATCGCTTCGATCCTGATCTATATGCCAGAGAAGATTACAACTGGTTATGGATTTCAGTACCAAGGCGAGTCGCTGAGAATCGCAGCCGCAGGCAGTAGGATTTTTGATCTGACCAAGGACTTCCTTGGCGGAGCAACGACACTCACCGAGGATGTAAAGTCCAGCTTTACCAAAGCACTTGGCGAAGAGTTTGGAACTCGGTTCGGCACAAAGCTGATTGATGATTTGGGTGCGTTGGTTGGCGCAAACGTCGGCGCTAGAGCATTCTTGGAAAAGAATGTTAGACGAGTTGTCAACCCACATATGCAATTCCTATACCGTGCGGTGAATCAACGTTCGTTTGAGTATACGTTCCACTTCACGGCGCATGATCCCCACGAATCCGAAGTTGTAGACAACATCATTAGGACATTCAAATTCTTTGCCCACCCCGAAGTGATTGGCGACAGGGCTGGACGCCTACACGGCTATCCGGCTGAGTTTGATATTCAGTATGTTTCGAGAGAGCTTCAACCTGACGGGCGAGAATACCACTTCCAAGAGAACGATTGGCTGAATCGCATTGGCCGTTGCTATCTGTCAAACATTCAAGTTGACTACAGCCCAACAGGCGTGTACGCAACTCACCACCACCACTCGTCTCCTTTGCCAAAGCATCTCAGAGGCAACAACGAATTTTCTCAGTCTCGCTCAGGCAACCCCCCGACGAATATCACTATGACTTTGACGTTCTCAGAGCTTGAGACTCTGAATCGTGCTCACATTCTCGAAGGATTCTAAGCCATGGCGTTCTTTGTCAAATTTCCAGCCTTGCAATATGATTTGGATATCGCCACGGGTAAGAAGCTGGCCAATCCTCGGATTGTCACCGACATCTTCAAACGAATCATCATCAAGAGAAATCTTCAAGAGGCTGCTACCGTATTCACGAAGTACATTGTCAAGGATGAGGATACGGCTGAGATCATTGCGCACAAGTTGTATGGGTCGGCCGGGCTTCACTGGCTGGTATACCTTCCCAACGAAATCATCAATCCTTTCTTCGATTGGCCCTTGAGCGAACGTAAGCTCGTTCCCTTTATCGAAAAGAAGTATCCCGGCAGCACGTTCTTCTTAGACCCTGCGCAAATTGTCGGTGATGGTTTTCTGGAGGGAGTAGCCGTGAGCACAACTTCAGGCGCAATAGGTACGGTAACGAAAGTCGATACCACCCTCAGCAGCTTGGTAGTAGAAAACATCCTTGGTGTCTTTCAAGAGGGCGATACTTTGATACAGGATGTTGGTACATTGGTGCCGGTGACAGCCAACCTAACTAGATTGGTGGTTCGCTCCAAAGATGCCCTAAATCACTTTGAAGATGAGCAAGGCAACTTTCTGAACCCTGTTAGCTTTCGCAACGGATACATTCAGGGTGGCTTTGGTTTCCCGCCCGCAGTAAACGTCATCACCAACGACGGATTTGAACGAGATCAGAATGAATCGAAAAGGCAGATCAGGCTGATTGATCCTGCTCACATTGATGTTATGTTGCGTGATCTAGAAACCATCTTCCGAAGTAACGCCAAGAAACGTACTCTATAATGGCCACCAACAACCCTCAAGGAAATCCATTCACGCAAGCTGGTCGCTCTGAAGAACTCTACCATCCGAACGACATTCGGATTGAGTCGATCATCATTCGTAATGGTGTCAGAGAAGTTGATGTAACGGGCATGATGATTCAATTCAACTTGTTCGAAGATTTGTACAGCAACGTTCTTACAGCAAACCTTACATTGGTTGATTCGGTCAACCTGATTGGCGTTGTTCCGTTTGTGGGTTTAGAGCAAGTAGAGATCGTGTTCAAAACTCCGGGATTTCTTTCGGAGGATGCGACAGAATTGGTTCTCAACGTTTATCAAATCTCTGATCGTAACACGGGTAGTGCGGTTGTTGGTACGGACGCGACTCAAACCTACACGATGCAATTGATTTCGCCCGCATACTTCCGAAGCCAACAGAACAGGGTCCGCAAGGCTTACGTCAATGAGCCAATTTCGCAGATGGTTTCTAAGATCGTTGGCAACTTCCTTGGGGAAGATGTTGAGTTTGAAGAAACAGCAGGCCAACAGTCTTACGTCATTCCGTCTTGGACTCCATTCCGAGCCGTCAATTGGTTAGCGAGTCGGGCCAGACCGGCGGCGAACCCACAGGCTGCCAACTATCTGTTCTTTGAGACGGCAGGTGGTTTTCAGTTTCGTTCGATTGATTCCATTGTTCAAGATCCCCCAGTCATTCGATTGACTTATGCTCCCGCCAACACTCGTCTCACAAGCGATTCAGGAAGCATCTCGCACCGGCAAATTATGCCTGAAATGCAAATGATTCGTAGCTATACTATCCTCCCATCGGGTTCTACTATGGAGCGTATCGACCAAGGCATGTTTGCTAGCAAGCTCATCACTCACGATCTGGTTACGAAAGAGTTTGCGACGGAGACGTACAGTTATACCGATGCCTTTGATGGACAGAATCATATTGAAGATACCATTTATGGCGACAACAACGACACCACACCTTCGGATCCCAAACCCTTTGCTGGCAGCGCGAAGCATGGTAGGAAGTATGATTCGAGTGTAAAGATTCGACCCAAGCATCGCGAGATGTTTGATGGCGTACAGGATTATGACGAAAGCGAAAAGTGGCTTCTCCAACGCATGAGCCAAATGAGACAAGTTGAAGCTCAGCGGGTCAAGGTTGAAGTGCCGGGCTTGAATTTCCTGTCGGTAGGACAACTGGTTATCCTTGAAGTCCCACGACCAGAAAATACGAAGGGCCTTCCTCACCCATCGGACTTGGACCCGGAGGTTAGCGGCAACTACATCATTACAAACATCCACCATATCATTGAACTCGACGACCACAAGATGATTATGGAGCTTTCTAAGGAATCGTTACCAGCGAGCAGCACGGCGGATGAAGCCGACATTCTCGATGCGGTAAGCAGCGCGGAAACATTCGATAGCACAGGATTGGGGTTGACGGTAGCAACATAATGGATACCATTGATACAGTACAATTCATCTGGTGGCAGGGTGTGGTGGAAGATCGGAACGATCCTTTACAGCTTGGTCGCTGTCGTGTTCGCATACTTGGATACCACCCAGAAGATAGGCAGTTAGTGGAAACAGTCGAGTTGCCTTGGGCCTATCCGTTGCAAGACATTACATCGGCGGCGATGAGCGGCATCGGTCACGCGCCTGTCGGCCCAGTCGAAGGTACTTGGGTCATGGGGTTCTTCCGAGACGGTGAAGATGCTCAGCAGCCTGTCATGATGGGTACGATTGGAGGCATCCCCCAAGACTGTCCGTTAGATACTGGGTTCTTTGATCCCAACTTAGTCTATCCTCTTGAAGAAGAGAAGCATGAAATCGGAGAGCCGGATACCAGCCGAATAGCCAGAACACGCGGAGATAATTCGAAAGAAGATCCGTTCGTAACAGCCAAGAAAGAAGATCGTGAACTCGATGTTCCTAAAGCACTAGCCGAAGAGACATGGGAAGAACCGGAAACATTGGCAAGCGAAACCAAGTATCCATTCAATCATGCGTTCACTTCAGAGAGTGGCCACGGTCAAGAGTTTGATGACACCAAAGATTCTGAACGAGTTCATACCTTCCATAAGGACGGCACCTTCGAAGAACTTTATCCAATGGGCGATCGAGTACAGAAGATCATTGGAGACAACTTTGAAATTGTAAAGAAGGACGACAACATTCGAGTCAAGGGTGACTTGAATATCATGGTTGACCAGCAAGCACGAATACGAGTTGAG